GTCTACTCAACATCAGTTGATTCGTGACATTATTTATAACACTGTTGACTATACTTATAAGGAAATTCATGGTAATAAAATTATTGATTCCTATTTTCCTTGGCTTTTATTCATGTTGGTTTTTTCCTGCTTAAGTGTTGGAGGATACTGCATGTTGAATATCTTTCAAGTCTTACCTCTTTTTTGGTTTTATTTTCTCTATAACGGTGAACCACTTTTTCTAAAATATCTTCCTGATTTGGTGTCCATGTTACTTAAAGTTACTTGTGAAGAACTCACAAAACGAACATGGTTTAAACATATTTTTATATGGTTGGAATATATTCTTTATGTATCATATTTCTTTTATCATCGCTCCCAGACTATCCCTTCCTTGCTTGGGTTTGGTTGTATGAGGCTAATGTGTGTTTATTTTCATTATAAACTGTCTAATCTCAATTTCTTTATAGCCATAATTATTCATTTTTCGTACAATTATATTGTTACTTTAGGTGATTTTTATGTTACTATTTCTAGTTGTGGATTATTCGTTGGGTGTGTGATCTATCCGCTCGGACATTGGTTTTTATTGTATATGATTCCTTATTTTGGTCCTTTATTAATGTTTCCATTAAGTGGACCACGTAAAGATATTATTCGTTATGGCTCCTGTCAACATTCCAAAACTGTTGATGATCTAGATTTAAATCCAGATGTTATATGGAGTACTCGACCCCATAGACTTATTAAAGATCTTCTTGTTCTTCCGGAGAAACAGGGAGATATGTGCTCTGAATTTTTGGATTTATTCCAAATGTACTTTCCTAGTAATTGTGGAGCTAGTCTGTGGTCTGCTGTTTTCTTTCGTTTATTGAAGAAACCTCCTTCTACAGGAGAAGAGCAGTATAATAATTTTTATGAAGATAAAAATTTAGTGGATGTGTGTGCAAATTTATTTAATCTATTACATTTATATTTTAATCCAATATCTGCTACGGATTGGTATAATGATTTGAAACCAAAAACTCGTTCTAGAATGCGCCCAGCATATGAAAAATATTGGAATATGGGTATTTATGAAGAACCTAAACACTATGGTGTTTTTGTTAAGACAGACGAATATTTAAAAGATAAAGTTCCGCGTTCAATTATTAATGTTGAGCCTATGGACCAAGTTGTTATTGGTCCCGCTTGCAAAGCTATTTCTAAAGCTTTGATGTCTATACACGCACATTGGATGTATATTCATGAGTTATCTTTTAAAGTTATTTATGGAATCGGCTTGTCTTGGTCTGAATGCATTCTAGAAATGAACTCTCCATTTTTATTAAATCATATATGGATATTAGTCAGTGGTGATGATTCACTTGTAAGATATGATCATCCGGCTTATGGAACGATGTTTTTTGAAGGTGATTTTTCTATGTTCGATCAATCAACAGGGAAAGGAGCATTGTATTTGGAATTTTTAATAATTTCTAAATTTATGTCTCTTTTCGAAAGTTCAGTCTTGTGGAATACTTATTCTCGGCAACTTTTAGTCGCTGATAAGTTCAATAATATCTACATGAAAATTGATAGATCTAAATCCATCTCGTAATAGTGGCTCAATGGATACTTCTTTAGGTAATACTTTGGTTAATGCTGCTACATGGATGCTCGTGTTATTATCTACACCTGCTTGGGTCCCCTCCATTGAGATGAAATTTCTTCATTTTGGTTTCAAAATTAAATTGCATTAATATTATCACTTGTCATTGTGTACTTTTTTAAAAGGTGCTTTCATGCCCTATACACAATCTCCTGGTTTCCTGTGGTTTCCCCTTCCTTCCCGTATATGGAAAGTTTTTAAATGTTCGCATTTAATTTCTTTTTATTATCCTAAGGAAAACAACGAAACTGCCTGGTTATATTATTTAGGATCTCTTGCTACTCAATTGAAAGGATACTGTTTACCCCCTATCCTTTCCGCATTTTATAAGAGATTCGCTAAATATGGAAATCATACTTCTTCTATTCCAATCTCGTGGGATTGGCATATACCAAAAAGTGATATGTTTTTACAAGTAATAGATTTACCTCTAGTGCATTGGGCCTCATTCTTTTATACTCGGTATAAAATGTCTTATGAGGAACTAGATGAAGCGCAAAATTTTGTATGGTCCTGTGAAGTTGGTGATTCATTCCCTGAATGTTTCAACAAACTTCTCAGTGACTATACTTAATTTCTCTCTGTAATGGCCTTGGCGTTAAAGCGGTGGTTGCCAAGGAAAGGTGATTTCATCACTCACCTAGTGAATTCTCTGAGTGGATTTTTCTTTTATTTTATTTTGTTTTTATTGAATTTGTTTATTAATGTCGAATGTTCCCTTGTCAGAATCTGTCATTCATAAGTCTCTGCCTCAACTTTCTTTTGAGGGTGTGGGTGCTTTTGAATGTGCCGTTGATCCATTTCATGATCGACCGATTGGATATGAAGGATGGCCAGATGCTTATTGTGCGCGTAGTAATAAGTTTACTTTTACACGTCAAGTTGTTGTACCTGGTGATTCTTCTTCTTCTCACAATTCTGATTTTCTTATTCATCTAACTAATGAATTAAAGTTAGTTCCTATGCAAACTCCTAACCAAGACAACCCCCCTGATTCTTCATCATCCAATGTTTTAAATGTGGGTCAAGGTGGTTTAGAGTTTTCTGTCAACAATATTTCTGGTCAAACGTATTATGGAGGTTTGGTTGTTTTACGACAATCTGACGGAAATACTGCAAATTTTTCTCTAGGAAATAGTACTAACTGGTCTCAAATTGCTACCTTGGGTCCTTTTACAGAAGGAACTAGTGGTACAATTGGTAATGAAAGTGATATTTTTACTAATCGTGCTGGTACTTATCGTTGTATCGGTGCTGCCTTTGAAGTAAGAAATGTCACAAATGAGTTGAATGTTCAAGGTTTAACTACAGCTTATCGTATGTTTGATCGTCATCAAGAAGATGGAGTTGAATTTTATGCGTATCTTAATGGTAATTCACCATTAGGCATGAAATATACTAGTCGCCGTCCTTTATGGCCTTCCACTGTTGCTGCTACTAAAGAATATTTAGAAACTAAAGATTTTAAAGCTAAAGATGGTCTTTATTCCGTTGCCCGTTTTTATGACTCTGAAAATCTTGCTACTTATGATCAAGCCACCCCACTACTTGTGTATGATATGCAAATAGCTACAGAAGATGGTGGTTCTTGGTCAAATAAATTTGTTTCTGCTTATCCTAATATTCTTAATACTTCTCAATTTAATACAGGAGCTACAAACTTTTCCATGTTTAATCATCCCATTGGTTTTCATCAATGTGGTGCCTTTGTAACTGGTTGTACTCCTTCTACATCATTGGTCATCACTGCTCGTTGGATTATTGAATATTTTCCAACCACTGATGACGCTGATCTCCTTGTATTAGCTACCCCTAGTGCCGATTATGACCCTCGAGCTTTAGAGTTAGTTTCTGCTGTCATGCGTGAGATGCCTGTAGGTGTTGTTGTGCGTGATAATGCAAG